ATTTTGCCTTTTTTTGCGCCAAAAATGGCCACAACCGACCATGAACTGCCCCGGTCTAGAACGGATCAAAACTAATGGCTAATACAGCTGGTAAAACTAAACCGAAACTTTTGGGGGCTAGTCATCCACGCCTTCACACACCCTGGCTAAAGGGAGAAAGCCGAGGATGGGAGATCGCAGAACTTGCCGAAAAGATCGGGCAACCCCTACTCCCCTGGCAACGTCTTATTTTGGATGACATGAGTACCATCGATGAAAATGGCATGTTCGTAAAGAAGTCATCGCTGTTTTGCTGCGCTCGCCAATCAGGTAAATCGCACATGATGCGTATGCGGATGTTGGCAGGCCTTTTCTGCTTCGGTGAGGAAAACATCCTTATGATGAGTTCACAGCGAAAGATGGCGATTCGATCTCTAGAGATAATGGTGCTTACGGTTGAGAAAAATGACTTTTTATTAAAGCAAGTTAAAGGCGGCAAGATTGATACCGCTTGGCGTAGAACTACAGGTAATGAAGGCCTGCATCTGGAAAACGGCAACCGCATCGAAGTTGTAGCTGCTAACTCAGACAGCGCACGTGGCCTTACAGCAGATGTACTTTGGATCGATGAGTTGCGCGAAGTATCCGAGGCCGCGATGGATGCAAGTAAATCCACCACACTTACACGGCCTAACTCGCAAAGGTTTTATACATCAAACGCAGGCACGGTTGAATCCGAAGTTTTAAATAACATGCGCGAGCGATCGATGAGCAAACCGCCCCGGTCACTTGGCTTCTATGAGTACAGCGCCCCTGAAAATTGTGATATTTGGGATCGAAAAGCCTGGGCTATGGCAAATCCAAGTTTAGGCATTTTGATTAGCGAGGAAGCTATAGAGGAAACGATCGCAACGAGTACCAACGTGGCGGCTCGTACGGAGACGTTATGCCAGTGGGTAAATACCGGGCTTACATCTCCCTGGACTCCTGGCAGTTGGGAGGATTTGGCCGATAAGGAAATGCAGATGAACCCAGGTATGACGGTCATGTTTGCCTTCGATGTTGATCCGCATACTCGGCGTTCGGCATCCCTTGTGGCGGGTGCGCTGCTACCCGATGGCCGCATTGCCTTACAGCTATTGCAGACTTGGGAAAGTCTTATCGCAGTTGATGAGCTACAGATCGCTGTGGACATAAAAAAGAAGGCCGATGAGTGGCATCCGCGCTTGGTACTGCACGACTCGTACACAACAGCTGCGATAGCCGAGCGTTTAAAAAATTCGGGCGTGGCAGTAGAGGCTTGTGTCGGTGCGCAGTTTTATACTGCTTGCTCGACCTTTAAAGATGCGATCGACAATAAGCGAGTAGTTCATGCTGGCCAAGAAGCTTTGGATCAAATGATGCTAAATGTTGCTAGTTCATCAAAAGACACAGGTTGGCGCATCGTTAGAAAGAAGTCGGCAGGATCGGTGGCTGGCCCTATCGGGATGGCTATGGTTGCACTGCACCTTTCCAAGCCTGTTAGTGAGGCAAAGGTTTACAGTTAGACACGCCGACACGATCCCTAAATATCCTTGACAAACTGAAAAAATCCCTTCATGGGATTACTAGAAACGTTTGGCATCCGCAGCAAGGATAAAGTGCAGATCGATGCACAGCTTGCCCCTGCGATCATGTCCGATCGTTATGGCAGCGGTACAAACAGCTACGGCGGCCTATTTAACAACGGTTACGGCGCAGGCATCCTCGATCGCGCAACTGCGTTACAAGTACCGACAGTATCTCGATGCCGGAATTTAATTTGCGGCGTTATTAGTTATCTACCTTTAGAGCTATACAAGAAATCATCTGGTGAGGAATTAGAAAGCCCGCTGTGGTTAGAGCAGCCAGATATTAGACAGCCCCGTGCAGTTACTCTTGCTTACACAGTTGATAGTTTAATTTTCTACGGCGTTGCATATTGGCGCGTTACATCCTTGTATGCAGACGATGGCCGACCATCAGGTTTTGAGTGGGTTGCAAATACCCGCATAACAGTTTCAACAGATGCGCAGGGTTATCAAGTTGCTTACTATTTGGTTGATGGCGCACGTGTACCGATGTCTGGTATTGGTTCGCTTGTAACTTTTCAATCATTACTGCCAGGTGTCTTAGATACCGGCGGCCGCACTATTCAAGCTGCAATCGATATACAGAAAGCAGCTGCGGTAAGTGCTGGTACTCCAATGGCTACTTCTGTAATCCGCAATAACGGAGCAGATTTACCTGAGGCACAAATTCAGGGAATTTTGGCAGGATGGAAAGCAGCTAGAGCTAACAGATCAACTGCATATTTAACAAGCCAATTAGAAGTACAGAATATCGGCTTTAGCCCTAAAGACATGATGTACAACGAGGCATCACAGTATTTGGCTACTGAAATTGCGCGTTTAATGAACGTGCCTGCTTTTATGCTTAGCGCAGATATGAATAATTCAATGACCTATCAAAACGTCTTGGATTCTAGGAAAGAGTATGTCGCGTACACCTTGCAGCCTTATATCTGCGCTATCGAGGAACGCCTTAGCATGGATGATATTACTCGACATGGCAACGTAGTTAAATTTGCTGTTGATGAAACTTTCTTACGTGCAGACACAATGGCACGACTAGAAGCAATCGAAAAAATGCTTGCACTTGGTTTGATCGATGTTGAGGATGCACGCGAGATGGAAAGCATGACCCCTTACGGAAATGGAGAAACTGATGAACTTAACGTTTAGTGGTTCAATCGAAGCAGTTGATAGTTCAGAGCGCCGCATAATTGCAGGCAAGATTGCGCCTTACAACGAGGTCGGCAATACAAGCGCAGGTAAAGTTGTATTTGCGCCGGGCAGTATCACAGCTGCTAATACTTCAAAGGTAAAACTTCTTATGTCTCACGATAATTCACAAGTTATTGGTCGCATGCAAAATATGCAATCAAATGATGATGGCCTTTACGCAAGTTTTAAAGTAAGTGCAAGCACTAAGGGCAACGATGCAATTTTGCTCGCCCAGGAACAGTTGATGGATGGCTTATCCGTTGGTGTTGAAGTTACAGCATCAAAGCCTGAAAAAGATTATCTCCTGGTCACTGCTGCAATCCTACGAGAGGTAAGCCTGGTTGAGACAGCCGCTTTCCAATCGGCGGCAGTGCAAAAGATTGCTGCTAGCGAAAGCGAACCAGTAGAAACAACCCAACCAACCGAAACAGAAAGCGAGGCCGCAGTGACAACTGCTCCCGAAACTCCTAACGAGGATAAGACCGAGGAAGCGGCTGCACCGTCAGTTGAAGCAGCCCGCCCAATCATCCTTCCTTCAGCACTAAACAGCCAATCAGTACGCTCACCAATTACAACAGGTGGCGCATACCTAGAACACACAATTCGCGCAGGACTTGGCAACGAGGACTCACGCCTTTACGTTAAGGCCGCAGATGACAGCTTTACAACTAACCCGGCATTTTCACCGGTGTCTTATGTTCGTGACGTTGCACAAAACACAAATGCTGATCGCCCAGTAATCGAAGCATGCGGTGGTACACGTGCGCTTAACACATACGGTATGACAGTTTCGATCCCTAAGATCACTGCTAACTCAACAGCTGCGACAGTTGCTGAAGGTGGAGATCCAACAGGTACAACAGCTATCACTTCAGCGTATGTAAACGCGACAGTAATCAAAAAAATGGGTTTTCAACGCTACTCTGTCGAACTTCTCGATCGGTCAGATCCAAGCTTCTATGAAATCATGTTGGCAAATCTACGCGATGCTTATGCACAGGCAACCGATCAGTATGTAATTGCACAAATTACAGCTGGTGGTACACAGGCAACAGCAACAGCAGCAGACTCAGCAGGTTTGATCTCGTTCGTATCAACAGAATCACCTGCCGTTTACAACGCGACAAAGCGCACAGCTAAGTCTTTCGTATCTGGTACATCTATCTGGACAACACTTCTTGGTTCAACAGATACAACTGGCCGACCAATTTACAACGCTCAGCCAACTACAATGAACGCTGGCGGTACTGCTAATCCAACATCAATTCGCGGAAACGTGCTTGGCCTTGATTACTATGTTGATCCAAACATGGTTGCAACTTCAATCGATGAATCAGCGTTCATTATCGAACCACGTTCAATCGAAATTTTTGAATCTCCTGTACTAACTTTGGCTACTAACGTGCCAACAACAGGCGAGATTGAAATTGCACTTTACGGTTATATCGCAGCGCAGGCCGTCTTTGCTGGTGGCCTTCGTCGCTTTAACCTAACCTGATAAAACCCTAGTAGTCGGTGGGTGACTAGCCCTTTCACCCACCGACCCCCTTACAGAAAGGAGTACAACGTGGCCGCTAGTTATGTGACGATGCAAGAATTACGCACAAATTTGGGGATTGGCACCCTGTACTCCGATGCAACAGTTGAGGAAGTGTGTCAATCGGCTGAGGATCAAATTAATTCCTTCCTATGGTTTGACTCCGCACCAGTTGTGGGAACCACACTTGCTAATAACGTTGCGACAGTAATGTTGGCCAACCCCGGTATTTTTACAGTTGGGGAAACTGTAACTATTTCCGGGGCTGGTTCAACCTTTAACGGTAATGCAACCGTCACTGCAACCTTTCCTTTTAGCGCTGGAACATCAAGCATGTTTCCTGCTTTTAATTCGCAGCTTGCTTTTTACCAAAATCTCCAGGGTTTTAGTTTTATCCAGTTTGCTAAGACAGCTGCTAATCAAAACTTTAGGCGAGTACTGCCCTATGGCACTGCTGTAGGTACAGATACAAAGACCACCGCTTACGCAGCTACAGCTAGTGTGCGCGAAGCAGCGATGGTTTTGGCTGTCGATATTTGGCAGGCCAGGCAGGTTTCGCAAACTGGTGGGGTCGGTTTAGATATGGGGCCGTCACCTTATAGGCTCGGAAATTCAATGATCGGCAAGATCAGAGGTTTATTAGCTCCTTATTTAAACCCTAACTCGATGGTTGGATAGCCATGACAGCGGCCATCACTACCCTTCGATCTACTATTGCAAGCGCCCTAGCAAACGCTGGAGTCTGGCAAACCTTTAGTTTTCCACCGCCAACGATCTTGGCTAATTCAGTAATCGTTGCCCCTGCCGATCCTTACATCGTGCCTGCTAACGGTCACTTTAACCAGACAGCTATTCGCCCACAGGCAAACTTTAAGATTGTTATGACGATCCCGGCATTTGATAACCAGGGATCATTACAAGATATCGAAGAAACGATGATCGCAGTGTTTAACAAGCTATCAAATAGCGCGATCGTATTTAGTGTTACCTCTTTCTCTGCTCCGTCAATTATGAGCCTAGCAAGTGGTGATTTATTAACCGCAGAGTTACAAATTACAGTACTAACGACATGGAGCTAAAAATGGCAGACAAATATCCAACCGATGCAGATATAGAGGTTTTAAAGAAACTCGGTCTGCCAATACCAGGGGCTACAACTACTAAGAAAGATGAGGAATAATCGATGGCAATTTATCTAGATAATAACGTTGGCCTGAAAATTGCCACCGTTGATTTAAGCGAGTACGTAACAAGCATTACGCTGACACAAACCTTTGACGAGGTAGAAACCACAAGTATGGGCAGCTCATCTCACGTTTTTTCAAAAGGTTTAGAATCAAGCACGCTACAGGTGGACTTCCTAAACGATTGGGCAGCATCAAAAGTACAGGCAACTTTGCAAGCTGCTTACGGCACATCCGTAACTGCTTTGATCGTGCCAGTGCGCGCTGCTTCAGCAACCGTCATTAGCGCAAGCAATCCTTTATATACCGTCTCAATTTTGGTCAATAATTTGACCCCAGTTGGTACAGGTGGGCCAGAGGATTTTGCACGGTCATCTATGACTTTTACCTGCACATCTGCGGTTGCATACGCAACTTCAGGATCATTTAACTAAGGGGCAAACAATGGCACGACTAAAGATCGTAAGGGCTACTGGGGAAACTATCGTAAGTATTACCCCGGTGGTTGAGGTCGCGTTTGAAAAGTTCGCAGGTCAAGGCCTGTACAAGCAGCTGCGCGAGCATGAGAAAAACAGTGATCTGTACTGGCTTGCTCATAACGCGTTGATGCGCACCGAAGTCATACCGCCGTTTGGAGACGATTTCCTATCATCGCTTATCTCAGTAGAGGTAATCGAGGATGAAAGCCCAAAAGGATAGATCGGGGTTCATTTACCTACTTAGTGGCATCTCTTGCCATCGAGTTAAAGATAAGCCCCGATCAAGTCCTGGCTATGGATGAGGTCATGTTTAAGGCAGTACTGCAGGTATTAGGAGATCGAGCAAAGGAGCGTGAGCGTGCCAGTAAACATAACAGGCGTGCAAGGCACACTTAAAGCCATGCGCAAGTTTGATCCCGATCTAAATAAGCAAATGAACAAACAGATTAAAAGCGCCATGCTGCCTATCAGAGACAAGGCCAGAGGATACGCACCTGCCAATTCTCAAATGCTTAGCAACTGGACTAAGGCAGATGCTTTTGGCCCGCAAACTAGAAAATACCGGGCTTTCCCTAAGTACGACCAAAGCGAAACCCAAAAGGGCATCATCTACAAGCAGAGCGCTAACAAGGTTAATCGCAACGGTTTTCAAGCTGTTTATTTTATTGCTAACAATTCCGCAGGCGGTGCTATTTATGAGACAGCAGGCCGTAAGTCAGGCTTAGGCGGCAGGCCTACGACTCACCAGGCGCGAGTTAAAGGTGGCGGATCATTTACCCAAAGTGGCACACGCCGCGATAACAACAGCCTCAACCCAAATGCAGGCCGTCAGTTGATGGAAGTAATGGGGCCGCTTGTAGGTAACTATGACCAATCAAGGAGCTCACGAACTGCTAACACTGGTCGCTTAATTTTTAGAGCATGGGCAGAGGATCAAGGTCGAGTTACACACGGCGTACAGCTTGCAATAAATACTGCGGTGGCAACCTTTAACGCCACAAATACCAGTAGCGCTTTTGGATTGGCCGCATAATGGCAAATCTAATTGTCTCGGCCGTAGCCAAGTGGAACGGCGCAGCGCTTAAAAAAGGTCAAAAGGATCTCACCTCTTTCCAAAAAACAACCCTTGCTTTAGGTAAAGCATTTGCTGGAGCATTTGCAGTACGCAAAATTACCCAGTTTGGTAAGGCTGCTTCACAAGCATTTATAGCTGATGAGAAGGCTGCCAAGTCTTTAGCGATTGCGCTTAAAAATACTGGCAACGGTTTTGCCACTATTGCAACTGAAGGCTTTATAGCTCGGCTTCAGGATACTTACAAGGTTCTCGATGATGAGCTTCGCCCGGCATTTCAGACTTTGCTCACAGCGACCTCATCAATTACTGAAAGCCAAAAGGCGTTAGAACTAGCTCTTTCGATCTCAGCGGGAACAGGTAAAGATTTAAGTTCAGTTTCTACGGCACTAGCAAAAGGTTTCTCAGGCCAGACTACAGCCTTGAGTCGGCTCGGCGCAGGTTTGTCTAAGGCTACGATCGCTAGCGGTGATATGGACAAGATCATGGCTGAACTTAGCCAGAAGTTTTCGGGCCAGGCACTAGCTGCAACAAAGACTTATTCAGGCCAGATGGCTGCCTTAACGATTGCTACAGAAAATGCTAAAGAGGAAATCGGCAAAGGTTTACTCGATAGCATCGCACTGCTTGGTGGATCAGATGGCATCCAAACCGCTACTGATAACATGGAAAATCTTGGTAAGGCAACTGCGGACACGCTTTATTTATTTGCTTCACTAGCTAAGACTTTTAACGAAACCAATCTAAGCAAGATATTTGGCTTTAGCGTGTTTGCTCAAATCAGTAAGTTGTCGCAACTAGGTAGCCAAATGCGTGGCGAAACTACAGGTAAAGGCGTGGCCTACTCCCCTACTTCGATGTATTTCACTACCGAGCAGGCAGAGCGTGCCAAACTGGTTACAACTATTAAGAAGCAAAATGTAACCGAGAAAGAGAAACAGAAACTTTCAGCCGCTGAGTTAGCAGCTAAAAAGAAGCAAGCAGAACTAGATGAACTTAAAAAGAAATTCGATGTAGATCGGATCAACTTAGAGACAGCCCTGGCTAACTCTAAGGATGAGGCTGAGAAGGCTCGCATCCGCAGCTTGCTTACAATCATGGATGAGGATGCCAATAGCGCCGCTAAGCGCATGGCAGAGCTTGATACAGCCAATGCAGCCAAGATGAAGGCTGAATTAGTTGCGGCTGAGTCACTTAGATACCTGGCACAAGAAGCTGCGCGAGCAGGCGCAGGTTTGGCATCGATCGGCAATCCAAGCGGCGTTTACAACTACACACCATCTGCGCCTTCATTTGTCTATGGCGCAGGCAGCGTGCCTGATCTACCTGGTTTAAGCAATATGCCAGAGGCAGGAAACCCACAGGGAATTTATGACTACAGCCCATCTAACCCATCATTTACTTACAGCCCACCGCAGGTTAATAACATCACGATCAATACCCCAGTTGGTACAGAGGATTACTTAACCGAGGCCATGCAGCGTGCGCTACAGAAACTTAACCGATATGGCGATAGCACCACATTTGCAGGGGCGTTGTAATGGCTGTACCTACACTTAACGCTTTTATTAACTTCAGCACCGGACCAAGTTTTGCCCAAGCCATGATTTTGGATCAAGGCATATTAGATACAAACATTTTGGCAGATAGTGCAGTGCTAGTTGTTGATGTATCAGATCGCATCGATGCGCTGACTACCCGCCGTGGTCGTAACGCTGAGGCTGACCAATTCCAAACAGGTACATGCTCGCTGAGGATTGTTGATCAAAACGGAGACTTTAACAGCCTCAACCCCAGCGGGCCTTATTATGGCCTTTTGGATCCGATGCGTAAATTGCAAATTACTGCCACGCATAATGGCGTTACTTATCCAATTTTCAGCGGGTTCATTACTGGATACCAGACCATAACCCCGCAAGAGTCAAATGACAATGTTTCCTACTGTGTTATTTCAGCTGTAGATGCTTTTAGGCTTGCACAAAATGCCCAGATTTCTACGGTGAGTGGTACGAGTGCAGGGCAATTATCGGGCGCTCGGATCAATAACTTACTCGATGCAATCTCTTGGCCATCATCGATGCGCGATATTGATGCCGGGCAGACAACGGTTCAGGCAGACCCAGGTACACCGCGAACAGCGCTAGCCGCGTGCCAGACCATCTCTACATCCGAGTACGGCAGTTTCTATGTAGATGCCACTGGCTCGTTTGTCTTTCAGGATCGAGCGCTAACCTCATCGAGCGTTGCAGCCACTCCTACAGTTTTCACCGATGATGGCTCGGCTGGTTTGCTTTACTTCGATGCTGCTTGGGTCTTAAACGATGTTCTTATTTACAACCAGGCAAATATCACTAGATCAGGTGGCAGTACTCAGACCGCTATAAACCAGGCCAGTATTGATAAGTACTTCTTACACAGCTACACCCAGACCGATCTGCTTATGCAAACCGATGCGGTGGCACTTGATTACGCGCAGGCCTACGTTGCTAGCCGAGCCGAAACTTCGGTGCGATGCGATGCCATCGTGCTAGACCTTTACACAGAAAATTACGATGCCGGTATTGCAGCTGCTCTTGGCCTTGATTACTTTGATCCGATCACCGTAATTACCACACAGCCAGGTGCAACAACTCTAGAAAAAACCCTGCAAATTTTTGGAGTGGCTATGACGATTAACCCTAATAAATGGCGCGTAACATTTACAACATTAGAGCCAATAATAGACTCGTTTATTCTGGACTCTACACAGTACGGAGTTTTAGACAGCAATAGTTTGAGTTACTAAAGGAGATAAAAATGGCTGGAGCAGGATATAAAGATTTCACCACTGGCGAGGTTTTAACCGCTGCCAATGTTGATAACTATTTGATGGAGCAAACGGTAATGGTCTTTGCCAGTTCTGCCGCACGTACTACAGCACTAGCATCCGTGTTGGCTGAAGGCATGATCTCGTACTTAAAAGACACAAACAGCACAGAGTATTATTCCGGGTCAGCCTGGGTAGCCATTAGTGGCGGTGCTGGCGGATCGGGTCTTACTTTAGTTAGCCCAAGTTCTATTGCTTTTTCAGGTACAAGTGCAAGCACAAGTGCTGGAAAAACAGTGTTTAGCGCTTGCACATCATTATCACTAAACGGAGTATTTACTTCAACGTACGAAAATTATTTGGTGATATTTAGCGATTTGATTATGAGTGCAAACAACGTTATGACTTTCTTGCGTTACCGAGCAAGCGGAACAGATACTACAAGCGGTTATTCAACTGTGGCAGGTTATCAAAACGCTGGCGGTTCTCTTACAGGTAATCCAGATGTAACCGATAAGCACAACTGCTTTCAAGTGGATGGCACCAGAAGCGTTGCACGTCTTGAGATACAAAATCCACAAACCGCAACCGCTACGACTCAACTAAACGAATTCATGACAAGTAATTATGGATATATGAAAGGTCGTCAAACAAGCACGACTCAATTTGACGGATTTACTATATTCAATGCTTCTTTAAACTTCACAGGCACAGTTCGCGTTTATGGATATCAAAACTAGGAGATACGATGAAAATAACTGAAATTGACTACACGACCGATCCCGCAACAGTTACCGAACGAGATATGACTAATGCCGAATTGGCTCAATTAGAAGCCGACAAAGCATCCGATATTGCCCGCCAAAATGAAATTGATGCGAAAGCCGCAACAAAAGCTGCTTTATTAGATCGTTTGGGCATTACAGCCGATGAAGCGGCGCTACTACTGGGATGAGTTTTACGAGTTACAACGGCTGGCCTGCCAGTAAAGACCAGGCAGAGATTAATGTAAAGCCTTACCCGGTAAAAGGCACTAACCTAAAGATTAGATGCGCCGCGGGTGCAGGCGAATTACTAGCTGCGTTTGCATCGGATTTCCATGAGTTAATCGAGCCGATCGATGAAGGCAAGTTAGACGATTGGGCTTATGCCTTTCGCATGGTACGCGGCACAACCGACAAACTCAGCTGCCACAGTTCAGGTACAGCCATCGATCTAAATGCGACTCAGCATCCTCTTGGCAAGATTGGTACTTTCCCAGCTGAGAAGGTGCCAATGATCCAGGCACTTGCCAAGAAGTACGGCCTTACCTGGGGCGGCGATTACCGTAACCGTAAGGATGAAATGCACTTTGAGGTATCTATTAGCAAGGAAAAAGCCATCGCACTAGCTAAAAAATTGGGGTTGGACAATGCCTAAATCACAGGTTTACACAGTAAGCACTACAGCATCAATAGTTGTACCCGCAAATATCGCATATCAATCCGTGTATCTGCATAGTGCCTCTGGCACGCTGTACATAGGCGGGGCTGATTTAACAACGGCTAATGGGTACAGGTTAGATAACGGCGATAAATTAACAATTATGGTCGGAGATCAAGAGGCTTTATACGCAATCACAACAAGCGGCACTGCAACCCTGTACGTGCTGAGTCAGATCAACTAAGGGCGCTTAGGAGATAAAATGAAAAAGCAAATCGAAGCTATGGCACTAAGTTATGGCCGAGCAGCTGCGGCAGCCGTTGCAGCGCTATACATGGCGGGTGTGACAGATCCACGCACACTAGCTAACGCGTTCATCGCAGCTCTTATCGGCCCGGTATTGAAGGCCATAGATCCTAAATCAAAAGAGTTTGGCTTAGGCAAGAAGTAATGCGCAGGCTGGTAGGGGCGGTGGCCTTGTCGCTGCTCCTATCAGGTTGCAGCTATCAAGGATGGGTAAGGTATGAGTGCCAAAAGTACGAAAAC